TCAAGCGTAAGCTTTTCAGGATTAAGTGCTGTCATGTTACAGTCCTCCATAAAGATACACACCAGAGGATGATCCGCGCGCGATCACCGTGGCCTCAGCTTATACGTGAGGGCTGGTAGTGTGTACGTTTATGGAGGACGGCCGTAGCCGTCCTACCTAGATTAGCCTTCGAGGTGCGCGTAACGCGGCACCTGATCGATCAGCTTCTCGTCACGAAGGATCTGGTCGACCTCTTCGCGAGCCAGACGAGGATCGAAGTTGGCGACACCCTCGCCATCGTCCTTGGCGACCTTGCCGACAGTGTAGTCGCGAACCTTACGGTTGGCCTTAGACACTGCACGCATCGTCTCAAGGTTCTTAGCCTTGATCGCTGCGATCTCGGTCGCATTCAACTCGACCGACTTGATGATCTTGTCAGCTTTGGCCTTAGCCTTCGCAGGCTTTGCCTTCACCGACTTCGAAGTGGAAGCTGAACGCTTACCACGACCCCAAGTGATCTCGATACCTTCGACCTTACCATTGTGCACCATGTACTGGTAATATGCACGAGCTGCCTTGTTGGTGATGCCGAGCTTTTTCTCGATCATCGCCGACACGACGTCATAAGACTTGTCACGGTTACGTTCCATGATGTCGATGACAGTTGCTGACTTTTCACCACGTTTCATATTGTAGACTCCAAGTTGTTGAGCACCCTGGGTGCCCGTTTCCAATTTACCCGTATATCTTACCAAGCTTCTCTGGGAATGTACATAGGAAAAAGCGCCTTCCGAGAGCTTTTCCAAGGGCTGTGATATATATGTCACAGTGTTACATTCCATGTTACAAAAGCCTAGTACCAGCTGACGCCCTGGGTGGCCTCAACTGTGTATAGTATACAGCAAGTAACTGGGAAAGAGAACTGCTATTTTAGCATAGCTGAGTAGCTGCCCCTGCATAGCTCCTGGCTATGTAACGGGCTATGTTACACTTCCGTCAAAGGTTTGTAACACTTTCTGTACGTACTCGGACTTGGCCTTAACGAACACTTGAGGCTCCGGCTGACCATCCACAGCCACGATGATGACGATCTGTGGGATGACCAGATCCGAGAGCGCCTCGGCCATCATGCTGTAGCACGTGGCCTGAAGGAAGTAGTCGGTGATCCACTCTTCCTTCTTTGGCTTCAATGAAGTCTTGAAATCGAGGATGCTGGTGACGCCGTCGAACTCTGCGATGCAGTCAGTACGACCAGCACACTTCAGCTGCGCTGAGTAGAGCGGTGCTTCGATAGCGAAGACTTTGCCTACGTGCTTGTCGAGAACTGGCTTAATGCACTTAAACGTCATCACGTTAACTGGCATCACGTTATCGGGGTAGTGCTCTTCATTGAGCATGTACTTCTCGGCGATGGTGTGAATCGCCGTACCCCTGATTCCTGCTTGTACTTTGATCTTCTCTGCTTCTTCTAAGCCGACTCGTTTGATCCAGTTGTCGAGGTGAGTCTTGTCTTTCTTGGCGCCGAGGATAGTGGTGACAGATGGGTAAGCGTTACCGTCTGGTGCAAAGTAGTAACGCTTACCATCTATGATCTTGGCTTCAAAGTCTGCGAACTCGTGGAGTTGGAGTTCGAATGTCTTACCACGTTCGAACTTTGGTTTAAGCCACGATCTTGAGGCGGTCTTTAGCAATGATGTATTCCTTCACCATAGAAGATCGAACAATATCGTCTTCTTTGAAATCTATATAAGAGAACGACTTCATCCTGTCTAAGATCCTCATGAAGTCGATAAGACCGCTCTTCTCATGTTCTCTGGTGAAGTCCGACTGTCTAAAGTCGCCACAGAAGATGATGCGGCAGTTCTTGCCCACACGAGTGATTACAGAATCTAACTCGTGTAGAGTCATGTTTGCTATTTCGTCAACAACAATAATGCAGTCATTGAGAGTAATACCACGTATGAAAGAAGTACTGATGAAATCGACAATACCCTTCGACTTAAGGTATTCATAAGCGTCTCCTCTTCCAAAGAGCTCTGTGAAGATTGCTTGATACGGTGCTTCATAGACTTTTGCTTTGTCTTTGTTACTTCCGGGGAGGAAGCCCATGTCTCTTGTGGGAACGACTGAGCGAACGACGACCAGTTTCTTGTATCGGTCTGCATCGCTGAGGACTGACTGCAGTCCAAGATATATTGAGAGGAAGCTTTTGCCAGTACCTGCGATTCCATGCAGGAGGAGATTTTTTCCGTCATGATATTTCTCAAACGTTAGACGTTGATTTTCTGTCAGTGGTGTTACATGCTTTAGTTGAAAGTTTAACCTTGGATTGTTCTGTTGCTCTCTCGTTTGTTGATCTTGGATTCTGCGCTGCTTTCTAGTCAGTCTTTTTGTAGTCATTCAGGCTCACTTTTTAGAAAGTGTTAACGGTCGACCTACTGATTCCTCTCGAGTTTTCTCTCTTTACTTTCTTTAAGACGTCTCTGAAACCTGCATCTGGCTTTCCAAGACCTCGGCCAGAATGGATCAGCGGCGCTCCGTTAACGAGTTGAGTTACGTTAGGGTTTTCTTTTAGATACTGTTCTAAAGCAGAGATACTCATGAAGTCCTCATACTCTATACCAGTATCATTATTTATGAACCTGTAAGTTGGCATCGTCCGTTCCCTCGATAATTTCATTTGTCCAGATGTCGTCTTCGACGTCCATAGGATCTAGTCCTTCTTCTTCGGTCAGAGCGCTGATGTCTCTGGTCCTAAGCGCTCGATCGAACCTGCGTTCTTTGCGCTTGTCTTTGCTCTTGCGCGTATCGACGAAGTACTCGTCTTCCATGTAGTCTCTATCGTCGAGAGAATAACGGCGCTTCTTCATTTTACTTTGCAGGCTCCTCTACTGGCAACAGATCAGGAAAGGCTTCGCGCACCATGTCTTCAGTGATGCCCTTCCAAGGCAGTTTCTTTTCTTTGATTGCTAAGATCATATCAGCATCGGCTGGAGCCAATGATTCAAGAAACTCGATGAACATAGTCTCACGCTTCAGAGGCTTGAGATTTGGTCCACCCTCTACGAAGTACACTAGCTTACGAGCGTCCTTAATGAGGACGTTCTCTTGATCTACCAACTCGCTCTTCTTGAACGGCGGTACTCCAGGCGGAAGATTAAACTTCACGCGCGGATCGTATGCAGCTTGCAAGATGGTACGAAGGACAAAGCTGTCGTTGAACTTCAACGCTTCTACCTTGTCTTCTTTCTTTTTAAGCTTGCTGACTTTATCAAGAAACTCAGCTACACCAACTCTCATTCCCATTAAAATTCTCCGATATGTTCCATTAAATGTTTAAGTTTGTTTGCAATGAAGTAGTTGAACATCTTATCACGGCTCTTGTCAGTCTGAGACTCGTAAGACTCGATGATCTTAGCTTTCAGATCTACTGGTGTGTAAGACAGATCGATCAGCTCGCGATTACGAAAGTAGTTGCGCTTGATCATGGAGTCTTTGATGTCTTCACCCTCTGACAGCAGAGCCTCGATCTTCTTCTGAGTCATAGGTTTTTGACGTTCGCCGACAACAAAACAATTGTCAGCAGAAAGTACGTTAGGAACGCCATCACCAGAGTCACCCTTCAAGATATGTTCTTGCAAGAAGCGTACGGGATCTTTATGCGAGATCCACTTCTTACGTACGGGATCATATTGCTTGACCCACTGATTAGTATGTAGCTGAATGAAGTCCTTGTCACCAGACAGGATAAGGATGTCTTCGTCGTCGGCTTCTGCACTCTCGATGTCTACGACTCGATACGGGAAGTAGTCCTTGAGTTCTTGACGAATCTTGCCAAGGCACTCGAAGATGGCTTTCCAGTCCATCTCAGACTTCTCTTGGTTCTTCTTACGATTCGCTTTATAGTAGGGAAAGATCTTCTTGCGCCATACGTTGGTGTTGTCACAGGCGATGACTAGATCGCCGTACTCATCACCAAACTTCTGTTTGTACGAGCGCAGAGAGTTGAGGACCATGTGACGCACCATGTTCTCTTCGATCTGAGCGTTGGTATGATTACCAAGCTGCATCATGAGATTAGACAGCATCACTTGCGAAAGATCAACGATGATCATGATTTAGTGGCTTTCGCCTTCACCTTTCTCTTTAAGAACTATTGAGAGATTATCTACCAACATCATAGCACCGTCTGGCTGTTCATGAAAGAGAGCTTCTGCCAAGTTTATGAACGGATGATCCATTCCATAGATCTTACACAGAAGTGCTCTGATAGCTTCTACAATCAGAGCACCCTCTTTTATGTTAAGACTCTCTTGGTCGTCTTCTGAACCAAGATCGAATCCAGCCAATTCCAAGTTAGTAAACAAGAGAGGAATCACAGCACCAAGCGTCTCATTGATGTGGTTATGCTTAATCATGTTTACGCCTAGCGTTATGTCAGTTTCGTTAGGAACCGGTCTCTTGTTCTTCTGTGGAAACGGGATAACGTTGTTAGTCTTTTCCATTAAATGCCATTCTACATTGGAGAGCAGAAAATGTCAACTCGCTGGTATTTATCCGGCGAGTTGCTCTAAGATTAAGATGTCTTATAGACGAATTCTTTTGGAAGCTCGCGACCAGCAGGGAACTTCCTAGATTCTGCATCTGGATATGCTTCCAAGAGAGAACCGATAAGCTTCTGCCACTTCATTGAAATCAGGGTAGGATTAAACCTAGTATCCACGTATGACTTATTGAACATGAGCCTGTTTTGAACGGTCTCTTCGTCTTCGCGCCATGCATTGATGGCTACCTTGAGATAGCTCATGAATGTAGCAGCGTGTTTGTTCAAGTCATTAGATCCATCGTACATGAAGTTGAGGCCGCCACTAGTATCAGGTAATGCACCAAAGTTAGGATGCACACTCATCATACCTGCTGACATACCTTCAATGATCTGTCGACATGCAGTCTCTTCCCAGATAGAAGGATATGCGTTGATGTGATACTGCTTCATGCGTTCGCACAGTTCGCTGTACTCAGTGTAGCCATGATATGTAATCTGTGGATGGTTCTTACACTTCTCGAATATATGCTTATATTGATCGTCTGCGTTGTCCCAGCCATAGATCTTAAACGAAGAGTGCACATGAAGGTGAATGTTCTTATCTTCTTCAGCTAGCGCTTCGAATACCGGCACGAGGATCTCGAGGCCTCGATGAGGAGTAGTCATATAAACGATGTTGACCATCTCTTTAGCACTTGGCTTCTCTTTGATCTTAACACTGCTGGGTTCGATAGCGTGTTCGATCACTACACTCTTGATGTCATAAGGAAAGCCGATCTTGTTTCTGTATTGCTGATACTGCCAGTTAGAAACGAATACGAACTTATGGAATTTGTCGCGATACCATTCTCCAGCGAGCTTCTGCGATTCGGGATCTTCTGGTAGATCATGAAGAGTCAGAATGCGGATCTTCTCTTCATCGAGTGTTCTGATACGAGAGGGAATGATCTGAGTCTGAAGAAGCATATCTCGCGGAATAGTGTTGCCATCGTATAGATGACGCATGAACAGCTCTGTACCGCCGTTAGCGTTCTTACTTGCCTCGTTCTTTTCAATGAGATCCCAATTGTTATTCATCCTGTGAAAGCTCCTCGATCAGGCAGGCAGCGTGTAGCGTGCTCTGCGCCATAAAGTCCGGTTGTATGTCTTTGTATTTTTCTGGAGTGAAGTACTCTTCACCAATGAAGATGGTAGTGAGCTTAGACTTATGACCAGCGACGATGTCTTTCCACCTGTCGCCTACCATGTAGCTCTGACTTCTATCTATTTTATATCTCCTCACCAGCGTCTCTATCATGCCGTTATGAGGTTTGTACCAAGCTGATCCTCTTTCGAAAGCGACCAGCGCATCATGGATGCCTATCTCTAAACACATTCGCATCATCTTTGCCAGCTCATTGCCAATGAGATTGCCTTCATATACATCTGGCTGATTGGTAACTACGAACGTCGCGTAGTCTAAGTCTCTGCATATCTCTACTGCAGTCTGCGCACCTGGAATAAACGAAAACTCTTCCATGCAATATGGTGCTGTCATCTCTCCGTTTGATCTCTCTACAAGGTTCGTCAATGTGCCGTCTCTAGCAAAGAAGACTGCTTTAGTCATTTCATCCTGTCTCTGAGTTCTTGCGATGACCAGTTATGATCTCTGGTAGTGTAGATGAGCTCTATGCCTCTGCGAGTCAGATAGTACTGTTCGTTGTCATCGCTCTGACTCTTGACCCCGTACGGTACAAAGAACCGATGCATGGGTATAGAAGAGATGACCTTCATAAGATCTTTTTCGGATTCGTATGGAATGATCTCGTCGACCATCTTACAAGCTTTGAGTTGCATCCAACGTTCAAATGCCGATTGAACACATTCTTCGTCATGCGTCAATAGGCCGACGACCAACATGTTACACTGCTCTCTGGCTTCCTGAAGAAGAGTGATGTGACCAGGATGCAACAGGTCAAAAGATCCACATACGAACCCGATTACGTTATCGCTCATTCTCTACGGCCTTAGCTCTCAGGTAGTTTATAATTGTTTCTGGTGATGATGCACCGTAAGGATCAGTCTCACAGTTGTCTTCGAAGCCAGGCTCTTCGAACCATTTAGTGATTATACCGTCGTCGACGATGGCTGCATAACGCCACGAACGAGAACCAAAACCGAGGTTCTGTTTCCATACGAGCATGTTCAGACCCTGAGTAAACTCTGCGTTACCATCAGGAATGACTTTTACTTTATTGATGCCCTGGCTCTTTGCCCATGCGTTCATGACAAATGCATCGTTGACGGACAGACAATAGATGTCGTCGATACCATGTTCTTGTACGAACTCATCGTATAGGTTCTCAAAACCAGGAAGTTGATACGTCGAACAAGTAGGTGTGAAAGCGCCGGGAAGCGAGAACAGAATCACGCGTTTCCCGGCGAAGTAGTCAGCAGTAGTCTTCTTTTCCCATCTAAAGGGATTAGGACCATCAATAGTCTCATCTCTTACACGAGTACGAAAGGTAACTTCGGGAACTCTTGTACCAACATGATCTACCATAACAAAACTCCTGTTAGGCTTGACGAGTCAGATAGTTAGGGCGCACGTATTTAGCGCCAAAGTACTTCTTAACAAGATCGATGACGACCTGATCGTCGTACTCTTTACAGGAGAAGACGTCGAGGTACATAGCATTGCCACCCATGCCGTCGTCAGGAACGAAGTGAGCGCAGATGTTCGAAGTCTCGATCAACTGGACGAGAGTGTATCCAGCTTTGTTACCAGAACCGAAGTTCACGATCTGAGGCTCACCGTATGCGACCATGTCGATGTCCTTGACCAGCTGCTTAGCGAAGTTATAGATGTTAACGCCGTCATTGATAGCATTGCCGTCAAGTTCTGCGCAATCGAGCATAAGATGAAATCCCCAGTAGCTCATGTCATTCGTTCTCCTTGTAATCTATCTTGTTGACTAAATTAAGTTTTTGTTCTTTAGTCCAACTCTGCAAATAGTCGTTGTCCTTGTCGAACATCGCGAGATACTCTTCTTCGGTAATCTCGTAATGATCGATAAGGACCGATGGTTCTAGATGTTGTTGGCTAAACTCTTTGAAGCTAATATCGTTCTCACGACATATATATTCATCCACGGCATGATCGATGTCATCTTTTACTTCGACAGCATATCGAATACGGTGCTGACTCAGCACTTCTACCATGACCAACTTCTTCATCTCAGTATCCGTCTACTTCCTGAACGTAGTCTACAGAGTCGACACGGAACGAACGCCAACCATTGTTCTGAACGTCCCAGCAAGCGATGACTTCTTGATTCTCGGTCTTAGCATGTTGCTCGTCTAGATGATTGATCTGTTCTTTTGTGATCGGTGGCATGTATCGAGGATCAAGAGTGCAACGCATGACACGACGCTCTCCGTTGACCTTCGTAAAAGTGACCTCGCAGACTGCCTGCTTTAAGTCGTTTATGATAGCTTGTCTTTGATAGTTGCCCATGATATAAACTCCATTTTATAGCGTGATCTGCTCATTCAATAGTTTGCGTTGATCTTTGAACTCTTCGTTTAGCTTCTGTTCCAGCTGTGTATATCCGCCGATGTAGAAACCGTCGACCACTACGACTGGAAATGACCTAGCTGTAGGATACATCTCTAACAGCTGTTCTCTCGTGAAGTCTTTATCTAGCATCATCTCTTCAAACTGAATGTTAAAGTTACGAAGGATGCTCTTGGATCTAAGACAGAATGGACAGTCGGGCTTGGACCAAACTACTACGTGCTTAAAGTTCATTTAAGTTTCTCGCTCCAGTACTCTTCTACGTCTGCTTTATCCATGTAATCATAACCAGCATAAAGCATTTCAATCGCTACCATCTTCTCCAAGTCGCTCATCTTCATGTCGTTCAAGATGTCGATCTCTACTTCCCACTTTGCCATCTTCTACTCCTATGTATACGAGCTCACCACAGCGGTAGAGCCTGTAGATAGTCTTTCCATTTTCATACGTTACTTTTACTTCTTCATTATACTCGTCTTCGTGACTTTTGTCAATCATAGACTTAGAGCTTTATCCTTGAGAGACTGCTCATATCTGTTCATCTTGTCTAAGTAACCACGATTACGAAGTTCTTTGAATACCAAGTTCTCGAAGGAAAACTCACCGCCCTTAGCTATTGCAGCTCCTCGCATGTTCCTGATCTTGGCTTTGATGTCTCTAATTGAATCGATGTCCATCTTATCTCTGATCGCTTGATCTATTAGTCTCTTGTAGAAGAGGACTTTTCTTTTGAGACCTGGATCGTCTTTGAAGTTATAGCTTCCCTTATTCGGGAATTGTATCCATCTATCACGGACGAGGGAATACACTCCCTGGTTAGCTGGGTACCTGTCCACGTTGTCTTGAGTGTAGGGTTCAAGGGAGTAGCCGAGTATGCTGATGTCGTGCGTAAGGGTCCATAGAACCTTCTTATCCTGGAAATACTCATCGATCAGATCCTTAGGAGTACCGGGAGCAAACGCGTAACGATCCATAACCAGATGGACGTCGATGTCTGACTTGACCGTGTAGTTGTAGTTCGCATTGCCACCAGTCATGATTACATCTAAGATAGAACTGCGTTGAATCTTAGCAAAGTCTGCCCATGCATATCCAAACTCAAGAAGCTTTTGTTTGACTTCGGGCTTCAAGCGACCGCCATCCCACAGCTTTGGATTCAACTCACTATGATATTCTAAACTGATCTTCGTCTCTTGTAAACTGTTATCTTCTTTGATTATGCTGCGAAGAGAACTAAGTAACTTCTTGTCCTTCTCGTCTCGATAAGGAGTCAGATCCAGATCATGTGGTACGAGCTGTATGTGTTCTTTAGATACTTGCTTGATGAAAGGATCCAAGTGATCGCAGTACTTTATCCAGTTTAAACCGGCTTTCTCTACTGCCTGTCTCTCTACGTGGTTTGCCACCTTATGCGCGTGCTGATAGTCTAAGTCGAACAGATCAATTGCAGCTTTCTCGGCCACTTCATGAATACGAATGAACTTTGATATGTCCTTACCGTTGTATCTGCAATTGAGATGGCGATCTATGTAGACTCTCTTACCGTCCTGCGAGTAACCGCCGAGATACGGGACGTCGTACTTCTTATCGATAGGAATGGACGGTGCTTTAGCTAGTCGAGCTATGAACTGCGAGCTCGAGATGATCTTTCTGATCTCTGCGCTGGGTGTAGCTGAAGTCTTTCTATGAGTAATGTGAGGCATTGTAAACTCTGGCTATATCTTCTATCGTATTTATGCTAGAGTCGCGCGCACATATCTCTCTGTATTTTTGTAAGTCGGTCGACCATTCTTTACCAGTCCACCATTCAAAACCAGGATAGTCTGCTTTGTATGCGCTACCCTTCTCGTATCCTTGACCTATGTAAAGATAGTTCAATCCTATAGATCTAGCGTACTCTACTTCTTGATCTACTATCTTTTTTCCAAGCGACATCTTTGGCTTATGATAGTTCCAGCAAGTAAACTGACTTTCTAGTCCACCGTCATACTTTATGAACTTAGTAAAAGCTACTGGCACACCTTCGTCGTAAGCTATTAACCAAATGGAACGATCCGGATCCGTGTGTATATTAAAGTCTTCTTCAAACTTCTTATAAGTCTTGTATTCTTTGTATATCTTATCTATCGGATCCGGATCGTAGCTGGTAAAGTTATATGATATACCAGATAAAACACCCTTTGATCTATACTTATTCAAGTCGATTCTTGTACTACGAGATGCATACCACTTTTTGTTATAGATCAACCAACCGTTCTCTAAAGCTTCAGCTTCATTCAGATCAGTAGTATCCAACTCTAGTCTAATTAGTTGGAGATCGTGCTTTTCTTGAGAACCATAAAAGTGATCGTGCTTTATGTTTAACATTTACTGCAATGAGCCTATGATACCCATAACATATATGATAGACACAGTCATCTGAATGACTATCAACGACCACTTTTTCCAAGCTATTGCGACGACTGCCCAACCAAAGTTGCCTGCCAGACACCAGTAGATGTTTGCAGGATACACGTTCATCGCGTTTAATGCACACCCGATTAGAAGAACGGTCGTGGAGATCCACTCCAACCACCACACCCAATCTTTAGGAAGGTTCATCATCACCAGTGCCTTATGACGCCGGCGACGATGAACAAATTCGTAATGATGTAGCAGAGGACGATAGCTGTCCTGATGAAAGCAATACGATCAGCTTCTTTGTCGTCTTTTCCATGCTTTTCACCAAGAGCTTTAGCCCAAAGTCTCCACATCATTCACCCTTTTTATAACTCGCTTTGATCTTACCCTTCTCGAGTAATTCAAATCCGCGTTCGAACAGCTGCTTCTCGAACTTATCGTGATCGTACATCCAGATGTCATCGAATACATAAACACAACCCTTAGGAGCTCTGCTCAGGAAGAACGCAAGCTCAGTATTTACTGCATCGTTAGTATGAGGACCATCGAAGAATACGAAAGCGTAGTCGTTGACCAGTGATTTAACTTCTTCGTAGACTGGAACGCCGTTGTAGTAGCGACTAAAGAACTCAGTGTCTTCGAGACAGAAGAAGGTAAAATTCAATCCGCGGCTGTATGCATAATAGTACAGAGACGGGATGACTCTGTTGCGCATGACGTTGTCGTAGTCGTGCTTGATGTTGTTGACTATCTCAGTCGAGTCCGGATCACCCTCTTTTTCGATGTGAGGGCTAAAGACTGTCAGAGCTTTATTAGTCTCTGGATAGTCGATGTTTCCGTACGGATCGATGCAGAACATTGGACGATCGGTGTCTTTGTTCTCTTCCAATGCATCAATGATAAGCTTGGCAGATCCACCCATGCGGGTACCGATCTCTACTACTGCACCTTTAACACCCTTGATCTGGCGTGCTGCATTGTACAGGATCTGATATTCCTGAGAGTCTGTATTGAAGACGTCTCCATCACTAAACCTAATAACACCCATTTTATATTCTCCTCAATAGAACTCTACGATTTCGTCTGCTATGCCAAACTTAACAGCTTCTTGTGCAGTCAACCACACGTCTTCAGCTGGAAGTAAGTATCTCTTGATTTGTCTTTCATCTAGACCAGTACAACGCTTGTAGTGATCGACGATACGCTGATGCGTGTTCTTGAACTCTTTCACCTGCGCCATGAGTTCGTGATCTTTACCAGAAGAACTCCAGCTGTACTGATGAGAGAGAATAGCAGTATTGCGGGTGATAAATCTCTTACCCTTGACTCCGGCAATAAACGTCATCAAGCCGCAACTCGATATCTCGCCTAGTCCGTAAGTGTATACTGGAACGTGTGATCCCCTGATAGTATCTATCAAAGCGAACGCAGAGGGAATATCACCGCCTGGTGAGTTGATGATCATCTTAATGTGCTTCGGGCGATCTTTACCCTCCATCAAGTTGCGAGCTATGATGAATTCGATAGCTTCGCCCGAAGACTCTAAATCAAACTCTTTATTAAACAGCAAATAGTGATGTTCTGCGATATCTGGAATTATACTCGATCTATCATAATAATCTCTATATCTCATAATGTCTCCAGTATATCAAGCTACCGATGCTGTTCTATATCCTATAACCTGCGAAGCAGGGAAATAAGCTACGCTGACTTCTTTGTTTTGATTACCGCCAAGAACTTTTACGTACTTGACTCCGTCATACCACTCGTAGCCTACAAAGAATCCTACGTGACCAGCCCACTGACTGCGTCCACGCTTAAGAACGACTACGTCACCCTCTTTTGGATCAGCAGTTCTCATTCCCCAAGACAAGAACGAACGAGCCATTAGACTGTCTGTTCCGTCATATCCCTCTCTACGGAGTATTGCGTTAGCGAACGCTGCACACCAAGGAGTGTGAACTGGATCTACTGGACCTTGACCAGTCGAAGCAAACAGAGATTTAAGTTCTTGCTTGTTCTTCTTCGCGTGCTTGCCTTCCCACTTCTTTGCTTCTGCTACGACTGTAGCAGCAGCTTCAGTGCAATAGAACCAGTTACAAGTCTTTACGACTTGCTGACGCTTATCTTCGCGAGTGGGTTTGCGTTGCTGTGTGGAAGCTACGACTTGTGGATGCTGTTTAGCGTACTCTTGACGCCAAAAGTCTCCAGCAGATTCTTCTCCAGAAGAAGTATACGTTACAGGAGCATCTTCTCTCAAGAAAGCGTTGTTTTCTTTCTTTACTCTAACGTGTTTGACTTTCTTCTTGACTTTCTTTTTCTTCTTTACTGTGTGTGTTTGCTCTGTAGAAGTTGGTTTTGCTGTCGCTGTAGCAGGAATGCTAAGCATTCCCAGAGCCACCACAGCAGCTAAAATTGCCTTATACATTATTCTCTTCTCCAAGGAAGAACTTCGATAAGCAACTTGGCTGTCCCGAGGTTCATGAACCCTAGCGCCTGTGCTCCGCCCCGTGAGACGTCGAGTTCTTTTGTTCTGACGAACGGACCCCTATCATTGACTACAGCAACGATGCTGCTGCCATTGGTCTCATTCGTCAATCTTAGCATCGTACCAAACGGGAAGGTTCGATGCGCTACTGAGTATTTATTAGGATCGAACTTACTACCGTCAGCAGTTCTCTTACCCTTAGCGTACCATGTGGCGGTACCGTGGTATTTCTTTGACGGAGTCATGTCAAAGTTATTAGCCTCGCCAGTCGTAACGCAACCGGCGAGGACTAAACACAGACATATGACTGCGACGCGAGACATTACTTCTTACGGTTGTTTCTTGCTTTACGCTTCTTAGATCCGATCTTACGACGACCCTTACGAGGACGATTCTTATGCGGATGTGCCATGATATACTCCTGCGTTGTGAAGATGGTGGGCGCGGTAGGACTCGAACCTACACTCAGACCGTTATGAGCGGCCGGCTTCACCTTTAAGCTACACGCCCTTATTACTTATTCCTTCTTGTCGCCTAACAGTTGAAGAAGGCTTACAAAGATATTGATGAAGTCCATATAGAGTTGAAGAGCACCGATTACGCCGGCCTTTTCACGTTCGTCTCCAAATGTTCCATCATATGTTTCTTTGATCTCTTGCGTATCGTATGCAGTCAGACCAGTGAAGATCAACACGCCGAGACAGCTGATCGCAAAAGCGAACACCGAACTCTGCAAGAACAAGTTGACTACGCCGGCAATGACCAACCCTAGAGCACCCATTATAAGAAAAGAACCGAAAGTTGTCAAGTCCTTTTTAGTGGTGTAGCCATATAAAGACGCTGCGCCGAACGTAGCAGCACTGATGAAGAATACTTGTGCGATGCTTGCACTGGTATAGATAGCAAAGATCGAGCTAAGACTTAGTCCCATAGCAGCAGCGAAGACCATCAAAAAGACTTTTGCTCCAGAAGCGTTCATGTTTCCAATCACACCTATGAACAGCAAGCTTATGCCAAGTGGCAAGAAGATAGCTACCCACTTGAACCAAGTACCCCAAATGAAAGCCATTGCAGCTGACGAAGATGAGATACCGATGGAAACTAAACCACTCACGGCGAGTGCAAAAGTCATGTAGTTATAGACCTGCAACATGTACTTGCGCAGACCCTCGTCGTATTCTAATGCCGATGTTCTCGGCTCTGCCCAAACTTCCATTTCACTTCTCCTTAGCGTTTACGAATTACGTACTTTATTCCAAGTTTCACTATAAGAAAATATAACCAATATGGCATGATATTAGTTAACTTCATGAGAAACACGCCAAACTTAGGGAACGTTATCTCAAACTTATTGCTATTTAATCCATCCGCGATAGTTTTAGCGGCTTCTTCTGCAGTTACAATAAACGGCGTCTTGATAACTTTTCGGGGAATTAGAGTCGTAGAGACAAAACCAGAACATACCACCTGTACATTGATGTTTCTATCTTCAAGTTGTTGCTTCATCGATTCTGCTAAAGTAATGGTAGCAGACTTAGAAACGATGTAAGCTGGATTGAATAGAGGAAGACCACCGTATCCAGATACGGAAGACATGAATACGATCTGACCCTTCTTTCTCTTCAACATCTTTGGTAACAAGAACTCTACGCAGTTCAACGCACCATAAAAGTTTAAGTCCATAGACTTTCTGAATGAGTCACCGAACATGTCGCTACCGGCCATGAAATGTCCACCAGCATTCAAGAAAGCTAGACTGATAGGACCGATGATGATCTCTATCAAGTCAACAAGAGCTCTCATAGAACTTCGATTGGTAACGTCAGCTGCTATATAGTTGATGTTCTCATGACTGTTAGCTAAGTCACGAAGCTCGCTCTCGGTTCTGGCAGTGACGACGACTTTGTAGCCTCTATTAGCTAGTTCGATCGCCGTCGCTCTGCCTATTCCTCGAGAAGCGCCCGTTATCCACACTACGCCGTCTTCTGGCTTAGCTGTGTACATTAAGGATGTCTTTCAGACGATCTGCTGCGTACGATGCAGCGAAAGCTTCCGGCTTGACCTTTGGCGCGAAGCCGCACATGCCACGAATGTAGCCAGTTGCTTGTTGAATGACGCAAGACGATCCATGCATCTCGTCTGGATTGATGTCGAGGTGAACTTCGCAATGACGATCGCCGATAGCATCAAGCAGATCAAGATACATCTGAGAAGCGCGATACACCTCGTTCATAAGACGAACAGCAGGACGATCGTGGCGCTTGTCATAATCACGTTCGGTGTCAACTTTTCCGAATACACGACAGCCTTTAGATGAGTCCATGTGTATAACAACAGCAACTGTGTAGTCAGCGTACCACTGTTCATCCCTACCACGGTAACGTTCACTATCTGCTCCAATATAGATGGAGGTGGCAGGCGAAGAATCGCGGATATATTGAACCACTTCATCAAGATTAAATTCTCTCATCTTCTTTCTCATTGTTACACAGTGTTTATTGGTGGGCGCAGACGGACTCGAACCGTCAAGCCGAAGCGTCGCATTTTAAGTGCGATGAGTTTACCAATTTCTCCATGCGCCCTCTTTTGAACCTAAACGTCGACGTTTGTGAATGACAATTAGGACAAAGAATTCTTAAGTTGTCTAAGGAATGATTTTTACTGTTTCCATCAATGTGATCAAGTTCACAGTTTAATTGTTTGCCATTCCATTCGGAAATACCACACTCATCACACACATTTTGCTTAATTTTTTCATTAAAAAGTCTTTGTTTAAGCTTATATGTCTGAAATTGAGGATATTTGCCATCAAATATTTCCTGTAGCGGAATAGCTCTTTCTGAAACCCATTCTTTTTTTGCGCCTTTACTACCTTGATTAGGATTATAGCAACCAAGTTTTATGGCACGTCTTTTGAAGGTATTAAAGTGTATGCCAACTTCTGCTGCTGCTTTCGACATAGTCTCACTAGTTTTGACTATTTGTATGAATTCTTCATCGGTCATGTCATCCTCCTATGTTTATTCTATTTATCAAACATAAGAGTTTAATAGTCTCCTGCCTCTGCCTGTTGGGCTACGTGGGCATCAGGTGCTTGATATGTGACTTCTGTATCTTGCAACTTATCCAGCTATTATACCATGCCTCGTTCAAAAGTACATCATTTTCGAACTGGTACTTGGCTTCGTAGTAGCTGCATTCTCCCTTAGTCTTACAGAGTCTTAGTATCTCTCGCTTGAAGTTATGTATACCAAGATTAGCTACGTCTTCCTGAAGTTCTTTATTAGACCCATAGTAGTCTTGCCAATCAGACGCGACTCTAAGCTTCTTTTTCTTACCTTTAACTTGTTTTGTTTTGGATTTAGTAAAGAGCTTCTTGCCGATGTACTGCTTATTGTTGGATAAGTTAGTTATATTATAAACGAATCCAACGTAAGTGTCAACTTGATCGGGCTCTACTATCTGACCATTATGTAGCCAAGGATTATCATAAGACATGGGGAATCTCCTTCCCCATATTTATTTTATTTCTTAAAGAACTTCTCAATAAAGATTCCCATCAAGTCAAACTTACCGTTCATGTTTTGATGGTAGCTCTTTTCGAACTTATGATGAGTGTTATGATTGCTAGCGCCAAATGAGATCCAAGCCAACAGCGGTATGTCTGAACCCGGTGCATCCTCGTATGTCTTGTACTTCTCGTCCATGTGACCAAACACGTTGACTGCCATCAGAGCATGATAGAAGATCACTACACCTAAGATGAAGAAGCAAAAGAAGAACGGCGAGATCAAGAACATACACAAGTCCATCAGAAGAACTATGGGTATGTAGTACCTCGTGATGAAGACCTGTCTCTTATCTTTGTACATGTCTCTCAAGAATCTACGCGGAATGGTGTACTTGTTCCAGTAGAACATCCATATTCTAAATGGTCCAGCAAAGAACGGACTGTGAGGATCTTTTTCAGTATCAGCAAAAGCATGATGCATTCTGTGTGTACCCACAAACCACAGCGGTGGACCTAAGTACACGAACAAAGATAGAACTAAAAGAATGTGATCTTTAAATGTGGTAGTCTGAAAACTCTTATGAGAGAAGTATCTATGAAGAGCTATCTCGTTCGCCATCAAACAGACGAAGTACGAGAAGAACACGACCGCAGCAGCAGTCCACGAAAAGCCATAAAAGACTAGTCCGCAGACCGCCACTACATGATGATACACTTCAACGACTCTTAAGTAATCTACTCTATAATCGAGATCTAATTTCATTCGTCGTCGTACTCTAAATCTTCGTCTTCGTCTTCTTCTAGTTCAGCGGTAATAAGGCCGCCACAAAATGGACAGTACTTTGGATTTTCAAGACTATCTGTAATTATTTCAAATTGTTCTGAACAATCGTCGCACTCAAATTCCATCTTTGTTTCCTTCTGCTAATTTTTTTTTTATTAGTATGCGCTTCCGTTAGAACCCGCACCGCCCATCGGTCTATAATCTGAACTAGCTACCGTTGTGGCAGTTATTCTAGTCGGACAATTAGGATGATGACAAACGTATCCCCAAGGACCAGTTCCAAACTCGATACCACAATGAATGCATCTTGTATTTGGTACAGTAATAGGCATTGTTATTGGCGGCTGCGTAATTGTTGGGTTCTGTCTTTGAGCAGCCTGATAACCGTCATACCACCCACGCTTATATTCGTCAGTTTCTGGTTTTGAACCATAGATCATCTGTGTTTTTGGATCTAATTCAGTCATATCAGTGTGTCCTCAAATATTCCATAGTTTTAGAAAAACGCTTCATAATATCTAGACATTTTTGTCTAATCCACTGTCTGACATGTGCATCATGCTGTGTCATAGCGAGAATCCTTTGAATGTATCTGCCGATACGTCTTTCTTCACACCACCGACTACATAAGATGTAATCTCAGTCTCCTGCGGCGCTACCTGCACTTCAGCTCCACTAATCCACTTCTGTGTCCATGGGAGTGGATTGCTACCTCCCTTATAAGGCGTAGGAAGACCGACAGCCGTCATACGCTTATTAGCAATCCATTCTATATATTCGCTCAGAAGAACTTCGTTGAGACCAACCATCGATCCGTCCTTGAATAGAAAACGTGCCCAGTCTTTTTCTTGTTCGACAGCTGCAACAAATAGTTTGATTGATTCTTCTTTAGTTTCTTCTGCGATCTTAGCAAAGTCATCATCTTCTTTCTGGAGCGCCTTGAGTAACTGTTGTGTGCCAGCGAGGTGAAGATTTTCATCCCTGGCAATAAACTTAATGATCTTAGCGTTACCTTCCATTTTCTTGACTTCCGCAAACGCCCAGGAACATGCGAATGAGACATAGAATCTAACTCCTTCAAGGATGTTTACAGACATAAGAGCAAGCCAGAGATATTCCTTATGTTTATATCGAGCTAATTTAGGGTTACCCATATTTTGATATCCCAAATATTGTTGACTTGTATTCAGATCAATTAATTGATCATAGTACTTACTAATATCCTTAGCACAATGAACAATCTCTTCAATGTCCATTATCTCGTCGAAGACTTTACTAGGATTTGGATAGATGTTCCGAATAATATGCGTATAACTTCTCGAGTGGATTGTCTCGGAGAAAGTCCAGGTTTGTATCCAAGTCTCAAGCTCTGGAAGAGAGCAAATTGGCCCAAAGGCGGCTGTGGGTGCTCTACCTTGAACCGAGTCCAGAAGTATCTGTCGTTTGAGGTTCGAAGTGAAGATATGTTGCTCATGTTCCGTCAGATCCTTAAAGTCCTTAGCGTCTTTGTAGATGTCTACTTCTTCAGGACGCCAAAAGAAGCCAAGTTGCTTATCAGTCAACTTCTCTAACCACTGGTACTTCACTTTATCATATCGAGCAATAGTAGGAGCGTCGTCAAAGAAAGCTTTGACGGTCATATGATCTTTCTTATTGTTCGAATCGAATACAGAATACGTCATCAGATCTTCCTACTATACTTCTTTTTGTCGTATTCAAGATAACCATCTGGAATTTCAATGATCATCTTGTTATCATTATCATATAACTTAGGTTCCATTGTACTCTTTATATAGACGATTGTCAAGTTACCAAGAAAGATTTTGTTGTAGATCTCTTCGAATTGCTTCTCGTTTAGATCTTGCATGCTTCGCAATCTTCTTCGTTGACTGCACCAACTTCCAATTCTGGCAGCTTTACTTCGATCTCACCAGCACCATCATAAGTGTTAAAGTAATAGAGCTGCTTGCCACCATACTTATAGAACATGAGAAGATGCTTGATCATCTCGCTCATCGGGATCTTTTCATCTTCGTAGAACCTCGGGTTGTACGACGTATTGACCGAGATACCTTGATCGATGAACTTTTGGAGAACAGCGACGATCTTGAGATAACCTTCGGGCGACTTCTGATCCCAAAGTAAGTCATACTTGTTTTTGAGTTTCCTAACCTCGGGGACCACTTGCTTAAGAACTCCATCCTTGCTCTGCTTAACGGATACAAGCGACCTTGGTGGCTCGATTCCATTAGTCGCATTGCTAATCTGTGCTGATGTCTCAGACGGCATAAGAGCCATGAGGGTAGAGTTGCGTATTCCGTGTTCCCGCGCTGCGGCAGCCAATACTCCCCACTGAAGAGCGTACTCTGGCTTTGCCAGTTCGTCCACGTCTCTCTTATACGTGTCAATAGGGAATAGACCCTGTCCATACTTCGTTTCCTTCCACTTGGTGCACGGACCCTTCTCTTTAGCGAGATCGATCGATGCCTTAATCAAATAATAAGACCACGCTTCAGCGTACTGATGAAGCTTGTTTAGCCCATCAACATCAATGTGCTGGTAATTAAGATCATTGCGAGCGAGCCAATAAGCGAGGTTAATAATACCGACACCAAGAGGACGACGAGCCATAGTGGAATTTCTAGCTGCAAGCACAGGATAGTCTTGATAATCAAGTAACTCATCAAGAGCACGCACAGCAAGAGTGCAAGGACGCTCAAAGTCAGTAATATCACGAATCTTCCCCCAGTTGATAGCTGCTAGTGTACATAGTGAAATCTCTCCATTTTCGTCATTGATGTCATTCAAAGGCTTTGTAGGAAGATCAATCTCAGAGCAGAGGTTAGACTGCTTGATAGGTGCGAGTTCTTTGATGAAAGATCCGTGGTCGTTTGCGTGGTCGACATTCTGCAAGTAAATTCGCCCGGTGTCTTTTCGCTCTTGCATGAAAGCTGAAAAGAGTTCGATGGCAGGAATTGACTTCTTTCTGAGCTTCGTATTTCGTTCATACTTTTCATAGAGTTCTCTGAAAAGATCAACGTTAATAAAAAAACTATCATAGAGATCGGGAACATCATGGGGACTAAAGAGTGTAATGTTTCCACCCGAAAGAAGTCTTTCATACATGACTTTATTGAATTGAACGCCATAGTCGATGCCTCTAATACGGTTATCTTCAGTACCCTTGTTGTTCTTTAGAACCAGTAGATCTTCAACTTCCAGATGCCAGATAGGGTAGTAAAGAGTTGCTGCACCGCCGCGTACACCTCCCTGTGAGCAGCTCTTAACGGCGCTTTGAAAGTGCTTATAAAAGGGAATGACACCAGTATGTGTAGCATCGCCAGCGCGAATAGGAGAACCGATAGCACGAATACGACCAGCACCGATACCAATACCAGCTTTTTGAGAAACATACTTAACGATTGAGGCAGCTGTCGCAGAGATTGAATCGAGGCTATCGTCTGTCTCGATAAGTACGCACGAACTGAACTGCTTTTGAGGCGAACGTAGACCAGCCATAATAGGAGTTGGCAGCGAAATCTCAAAAGTAGATGTTGCATCGTAGAGGTCCTTAATCCATTTTAATCTGTCTTCTTTATAGTTGCGGAAGAGTACCATAGCGATGAGCATGTACGCCATCTGAGGCGTCTCAAAGATCTTGCCTGTAGATCTATTCTTTATAAGATACTTACCACGAAACTGTTCCATCCCAACGTATGCAATAGAAAAATCACGCTTGTGATCAACAAAGCCATTAAGAACATCCAAGTCAGCATCAGTATACCAGTTGAGAATATCCTTATCATAATATCCAGAATTGATAACATTGTGAATATGATCGCGAAGGTGAGGAATATTGAAATCACCGTAGACTTCCTTTCGCAAATGATAATTGATCAAACGACCAGCTACGTACTGATAAGCTGGAGAGTCTTCGCTGATAAGATCAGCTGCTGCTTTGATGAGAGTTTCTTGAATGTCTGTGGTCTTGATCCCGTTATAGAACTGGATATGAGACTTGATCTCGATCTCAGACTCAGATACTCCGTTTAATCCCTCACAAGCCCAAGCGACCACTCTATGAAACTTGTTAAGATCCAGTGGTTCTTTGCTTCCGTCTCGCTTGGTTACTTGGATTTGGCTCATTTTCTTCTCCTTACTAAACTATAAATATACCATGTATTTCACAAAGTGTCAACACGGGTGCTCTTATGGACGTTAATTCAATCTTTAAACTAATAGCAGACGTCGGATTTCCTATAGCTGCCGCGATAGCCGGCGGATATTTTATATTCCTCACCATGAAGTTCATTCTCGCTGGTGTCATGAGCTCTGTAAAGGGTCTCAGCGGAATCATTACCGCTCTTGATAACCGTGTCAAGACCATGAACCACGACGTCATAAGAATCGACACCCTTGTATCTAATGCTCTGGGTGTTAAGCCTGACATCGATCGCATCGCGCGAGCCGACGGCAAGAACGACGCTAGGAGAGATTAAGAATGGATATTGCACAGCTAATTTCAAAGTACGGTTTTCCAATTGTTGCTGCCGTAGGACTTGGTTATTTTGTTTACTATGTATGGGAATGGGCGACCAAAGAGATCAAGCCCGTTTTATCTGATGCCAACACTGTACTTATAGCACTCATTGACCGTATCCGTATGTTAGACAACGACCTGATTAGATTAAATCAAAAGGTTAACATAGTACTTATGCTTCGTGAAATGCAACACGACGAACTACTAGCAAAAGCGAGCGAGTTCAGAAAGGCTGAGAGTGTGGCCAAAGAGGTACCACATAAAGAGCCCGAAAACAAACCAGACGAACCAAGCAAAGAAGTAAAGAAGAAGTAACTTATTTGCTAGTCGCACGATAGATTCCATCCCAATCATTACCTGGAGGATTCTTAATGAACTCCTCCACTCTCTCCATCATCATGTCGTAGTACTCTTTCAATTCGTTACCAAAATACACTTGAAGATATGGGTAATATTCTTTACACTTATCCCATCTCTGACTTCTGTAGAATTCAATAAATTCCATGTGAGTACGTGACTGCACTTTGTTCAGCTTGGTGTTAGGAACGATCGTATAGATGTTCACACCCTCTTTCTTTCCCTTAACAGCAATGCAGTCTAGTTCGAGACACAAGTACTCGTCTTTTACCAACTCGTAAGTACGTTGTCCAATGACGAGTTTGACATGATAAGGCTTCGACTGTCCCTCAAGACGTGAAGCGAGATTAACAGAATCACCGAGGCAGGTATAGTCGAAACGCTGGGAGCTTCCCATATTACCCACAACGACAGAACCAGTATTGATTCCAAGGCCCATTCCAAAAGCAGGTACACCTTCCACCGCAATCTCTCTATTAAATCTGTCCAAGTCACCCAGCATCTCCAGTGCAGTCTTGACTGCGTTTTTAGCATGATCAGCGTCGTCTAGTGGAGCGTTCCAAAAAGCCATCTGCGCGTCGCCGATGTACTTATCTAATGTGCCCTCGTTCTCGAGAATCTTTTGAGTCATGGCCGTCATGTAACGGTTCATGATCTGAGTCAAGCCCTGAACGTCAGCGCCATAATGCTCAGAAATAGATGTAAAGCCACGGACATCAGTAAACATAATCGAAAGTTCACGAGTCTCTCCTCCAAGCTTAAGTAAGTCTGGATTCTCCTGTAACTTCTCTACCATCTTAGGCGACAGGTAAGTTCCAAACTGTTTCTTTATCTGCAGCTTCAGTCTGTTCTCTCTGGCGAAGTTATTGTACACCAGATGAAAGAACACCATAGTTCCAGATAAAACTATATAGCTAGGATTCCACAACTGAAGGTGTGTGTGGAATAAGTAGTAAGAACCACCGATAACCAGTCCAATAAAGAGAACATAAAATGGGACAGTCAATCGTACAGACACTCGTGGCACTAGGACAACTAACATCAATAATAGTATTGCTGTTATTCCTATCTCTACTAAACTCGCATATGAAGCTCTCGAAACAGAAGTCCCGTCGATCAGAGTCTGAAGGGTCTGAGCTTGAACCTCATGAGCCCACTTCTCGCCGACCGGAGTAGCTATTATACCACCGACTCCCTCGATTGTTAACCCTAAGACAACAACTTTCCCTTCGACATCTGTCTTACGGATTTCAGTTGCTTCAACTTGTCTGAACTTATTGTTCCAGGTCGTCCAGACGCGACCGTTCTGATCTGTAGAGATGGCTGGGAAGGCAGGGATACGGACGGCTTCGACGCCTGCGTCACCTGTCTTGATTTGATAGGAGGGGTCTCCAGCAGCTGTGCGTAGGGTTTCCAGTACAAGTGAAGGATACAGTGTATTCCCAATGCGAGCCAACATAGGCACGCGACGAACAACACCGTCGCGCTCGGGAGCAACAGCCAAGAGTCCAACGCCGTCTGCATTTCCTGCAAGACTTGGAAGAGGAGGGATAGCCCCGCGCCAAGTAAAGAGATATGGAGCAGGATCATTACCGATAGCAGCAAACCCTCTGCGAGCAGCATCTGGGTTTCTGGTCTGAGAAGTTGGTGTCTGTGATATAACGATGCCACCGCCAGCGATACTCTTTTCAAGAGCGGAGTCGCCACCAGCACGATCTTTTTCAGAAAACAATATAGGAACTGCAATAACGGCTGCACCGTTCTCGCGAAGCTTGTCGATAGTCTTAGCGATGTCTCGACGATCGAACGGCCACTGACCAAAACTCTGTACAGACTTTTCACCGAACTCAACAAGTACTATCTCCTCTGACTCTTTACTGTCTAGTGACGTAATGAAGTAGTCAAAGGTCTTCAGTTGTAAAGTTTCAACGACGGTTGGATTCCATACTGCCACAGCGATAAAGATCATCGCTGAAATAACAGCTGCCCACCTGCTGGTAAGAATGATGCCTAACTTTTCCATTATCAGTACTGTGTAATTGTATACGGGCTAGTGGGACAGCTACTACCACAATCAATAGTAATGCTGTAACTTTGATTAGTCGTTCCACTTTGGGATCCAGAAAAAGTAATACCATTTCCACGCAGGTCCACACTAGCAGAATGGCTTCCACCGCTTTGAGTAATAGTAACATTTTGATTCGTTCCTTGCATATTCACAGTAGCATTGTTTACGGTCTGTGCATGAACAGATGTAGAGATCAAGAGTAGCGCGATAAGTATCTTCATTGGCTCTGCTTTATAGTTATAGTTGTAGTGCCGGGACCATTGATCACTTGCTTGACAGTAATACCGTCTTGACTCAGATTCAAAGTAGCCATCCTAGTAGTGCTCAAAGTGACTTCTGCGTAGTGGCTAGCAGTCTCTCTGTAAAGGGTGACGTAGTCGTTGTCGACGAAGTACTTAAGTCCAGTAGTCTTATCGTATTTAGGTAGAAGAGCGTTGAACTGATCTAGTTCATTACTCAACATCTGCGCAGCAGTCACGTCCAGATAGTTTAGAAGGTAGTCTTCATAGGCAAGATAGTTCTTATCCAGACCAGTCGGTCTGTCCAGAGCGTTCTGTTCAAGAGCCGTATACTTCAAGTAGTCTATAGAAAGAAAGTCTTGATCTAGGAAGTTAAACGCTTTTGTTATACCTCTTGTCTGTTCTTGTCTAGCTTCTCTTGGTGGAGTTACGATCAGCATGTTGTTGATCTGATCGAGAGAAAGATTTAAGAGAGCAGACTTTGGTTGCTGTATTCCAGTACTAACTGTAACTGACTCAAAGGCTTTAGTCAACAAGACCGTACCAGTCATCGTAGTAACTGTGATATTGCCGACCGTGCAGTCTCTCTGTAAGTTCTTCCAACCTGCTGGACACGAAGGCAACAAGATGATGGTCGACTTACCAGTCTCGTCTACTGTACCAGAGAAGTCCGTACCTCGTACGCCGATAGTAGCCGTCGGAGTCTCTACTACTACTTGTTGTGGATCGTTCTTTGCTATCTGACCAGAAGCGTACTTGATAGTACCAAGAGCCATCTTGATACCTAACTTACCAGTCTTCTTCTCACCATCATAGACAAAGTTATCTATCACGAGACGAGAGTGTTCCGTGATCTGTACTTTAGTATCGTCTTTGAACGTGATGCCTGCCTTTGAGTTGGCAGTAGTCACCACGTCGTTCATCTCTATCTCCGACTGAATCTGAGAAGGAACACTAGAGTTGTTCCTCTTTATTTCAGTCGGTCCTGTCTGCTCAGTTACTCTACCGATGTCCGCCTTAGTTGTGGTTGGACTTAATAGTAAGAGTGTTGCTAGAGCCAGTGATAGTAGCGTTAACCTTTGAATCAACTGCGCCACCCTGTCCTATAGTCGCCGTATTAAGTGCACCGTTTATAGTAAGATCAAGCGAATGACCAGTAGTGCTAGCTGCACCGGTCTGATCTACAGTAACTTGATTTCCGTTACCACCAGATATATCGATGTTATTGACTACGCCAGATGAATTTGACGAGTTGTTAGTCATAGTCACGGTGTTGTTATCAGAAGATACGGACACATTAGTAGTAGCAGCACCGTCGTTCTGGATCGATACGGTATTGCCATCACCAGTTATGGTCTTATTAATAGTAGCACCAGTACACGAGTCACAGTTTATAGTAGATTGATTCGAACTACCAGTTACGCTGCTAGTCACAGTAGCACCGGCACCGTCTACGTTTATGTTAGTAACGTTCGAATCGCCTATCTGTTGAACTGTAATACTGTTGTTGTTGCCGTTAATAGTAGCTCTGTTTAATGCGCTACCAACCTGATTTCCACTGCCAGTCTGCGTGATCGAGATCGTAGAGCCATCACCTATTTGATCCATATAGATGCTATTGCTCGCCGCATTTGCATATTGAAACATAATCAAGAATGACAAAAACGCCATCATTCTTGTTATTAGTTTCATTTATTTCCCTTTCTTAAAACTCCAGATCTTTCTCTTTGCTCCTTCTTTAATCATGTCTGTAACGGCTGCTTCAATCGCTATTCTCACTGCATAAGTCGTAGGTTCGTTTATGGTTGAACCCGCTTCTAGCTCTACTGACTTAGTACCAGCATCCACAAACTTCATTACGTTTGCACTCACGCCAGTACTGTAAATCGTCTTAGTCGAACCTGTAGAGAGAAGTATCTCTCCGGTGTTTACCGAGATGAGTCGCAACATGATCGTGACTTCATCTTTTCTGTACTGCTGATCTGCGCCTACTCCAAGGAATCTAGCGCCCATACCACCAGTAGCGATATTAGTATCGTAACCCACAATTCCACCATCTATCATCACTCCCGCAACGATTAGAGGCACGAGTGGTTTAGCTTGATCTTTCTCATACGTCTCACGCTGAGAACGAATCAGCTGCCTCTCTTTGACTAAGTTCTCAAGCCCAACTCTCTCGACAGGTTGAAACCACTTACCCTTACCAGCATCTTGTAGAGCTTTGATCAAGAAGACTTCGCCGCCTTGAGTTACTGCTGAACTGAGAGACGCGTAGTTGCTGTTTGGCTTACGCTGACCAGTCATATCATTGAAGCGATACACGGCGATCGGGATTACAGGACCGTCCGGAGCTGTTATGTTAACGAGCTCGTTGAATCGCTTATGCGTCACTATCTCAGGACCATCTACTTCTTTTTCAATAGTCTTCTGCGTGATGCCCTTACCAGCACATCCGGAAAGGACTAACGCTAAAGCTATAACGAAGGCTCTTACCATGCTAAACTTCCGTACGGTACGACAACCTGCGTTGTACTACCGCCGGCGTCAGTTATAGTCAGAGTGATGCTGGATCCATCGGATGACCACTGTAGATGGTTACCCTGTATGTCAAAAGCACCAGATGTCGCACCACCGTCTTTGAACAACTCAGCAGCTATGTTCTGCGAGATGGTGGCGTAGATGCGACTCTCTAAGTTATTTAGGAATTTAGCTAAGTTTGTGTTCTTAGCGTCAGCCGCTGCTTTGGCGGCTTCTGCCTTCTTGTCGTCTATGATCTTCTGCTTTCTGGTCTGTTCCAGATTGTCAATAGTAAGAACATGAGACGAAAAACCCACGCCGTTGAATGCAGGACTCTTGAACCCAAACTGCAATTCAGAGGCGTGGGAAGCAGAAGAAATTAGTAAAAAGGCTATAACTAACTTCTTCATATTGCACTCCGGTTTTAACTATTTATAACTCGAGAGCGTCCTTGAGGCTAGGGAACTCATTAACTATCTTTTCCCATGCCAAAGATGCTACTTCACGATGTTCTTTTTGAGTCTCTGGACCCATACGAAGCTGACAGTAGTGGATCCAACTACGGAGAGTACCGTTCATGTACAAGCGAGAAATTGTCAGGCCTTCAGGAAGGATTGCTCGAGCCTGTTCTTTGGCAATACCACGCTGAATAGCTTGTGTATAGAGCAATTGTGCTTGTTGTTGAGAAATAGTTTGTGCTACACTCCACCATTCCTGAATATCATCGTCATTAGTCTCAATACTATTTTGTCTGTTCTTCTGATCCTGAAGACGCGCTTCGCGAACAGTAAATCCAAGATCAGAAGTAGGATCTGCATAACGCTGACTGAACTCTTGAAAGTGGAAAGAGCGGTGACGAAGGATCTGACGAGCGATGTCGCGTGTCGTCTCGATCTCCATGACTACGTTGACCATCTCAAATGGTGACCAGTGCTTATGCTTAGCGAGATAGCGAAGTAACTTAGGTGCAGTCTCAGTATTATTTTGATTAGATGGATTAGAGACTCGAGCTACGTAGGCTACGAACTCGTCGACGGTCATCTGCATTCCTTCAACCGGTCGTGTTACACCCTTAAGGATAACTCTATTCATTGTTCTTTTCCTTTAGCATCTTGTAGATCTTTGCTGGACTCTCTTCAACGTACCACACTTCACTCTTCGGTCCGCCGTATAACCAAGTCACGATACCACCGCCATCTTCTGCTGGCTTCTCATGAATAGTCATGATCTGATCCATGTTAACATAAATCGGATCACCCTTAAGAGCACCGAACATATTAGTCAGTTTAAGAAACATACTTTGATTCCACTTCTTTGATTAGCATCGTCGACATATTGTGTAGTGTACATACATATTCAGCGAGTTGAACGTCATGACTAGGGATCTTACAGATCACTTGCTTACCGCTCACGATAGAGGGATCACCACCGTCTGGCCAGTCAATACGCCAGATACTAGTGCTGTTACCCGTCATCTCTTTGAATGTCTTGAGGTGACGTAGGTTGTAGAACAGGTCGTTCTCCATCTTTTCCAAGATCATTGACTCTTCTCTCCAGTTCTTCGATGTAGTTAGCTGCTTCTGACCATAAATTGTCTACGTGTGCTTCTCCATAGAAAGCCCATCTACGAAGTCTAGCTTTTATCTCTTCAGTAGTTAGTTTGTTCGGCTTACATCCGTAGCCGAACGGTTTATCAGCCATGTTCATTTGTTAGCATCGCGATCATGAATTTGTTGAAACCGGGTGATAGACTATCTATCTGATTGATAGACATCGTATACGCGGAAGCGATGATGTGTGCTAGTCGAGGATCGTCTCCATGACTCTTTACGATCTTCTTGATAGCCGTCACGAACTCGTTGTTGAGTTCCATTACTGTCTCTACTCTTGCCATGTCAAGTTCGTTCATACTCTGCTCCATTTATTCAGTGCTAGTTTCGCGGCCAGATCTCTATAGGTGTTCTTGTCGATGATGTGTTTGATAAACTCGGGTGAAAGACCAGCCAACACCATGTCATTGACGTCCTTATACTCGAGGTTATCTGGCCACACACATACTTTGTAGCCGTTGAGAATAGCTTTATCGATCTTCTTGATAGTCTCTTTGTTACGCGGCTCGTTGTCGTATACGATGACCATACTATCTTTCGCAAATGTGGAGACCGCGGAAATAAGATCACCACCTGCAGTAGCGATGCTGTTAGGAACAAACATGCTATCGATAGGACCCTCAAAGACGTATACAGTCCTATTCCAGTCAACACGATCAAGTCCATAGACTTTTGGTACAGATTCATCGAGTACGATAGTAATGTACTTGACTGCCGAATGACCCAACGCTCTACCCTGAAAGGCGTGCACGTTCTTATTAGCATCCATAAAGGGTATAAGAAGACGAGTCTCATCGCGTTCAAGAGAACTAGACTCAAACTTGCCAGGAACCAAATTATTAGTATACCGCTTAAAATTAGGGCAGGAAAAAAGGACGGCGTGGAATGGGTTAGGGATTCGGCGAGATTCCACAAACTTCTTGACCCTATGATCTGATGGTAGTTGAGATACTTTCTTGAGACCCTTAAGAGGGCCGTTCGATAAGAACTTCGGCTTCTTCATCTTCTCTACGAAGGTCTCGAAGTCTTTCTGATCGTCCGTCTTCTCACCCTTCAGCTTCTCCATCATCATCTCGTTGTAGAGAGTCTGATCGATCATCTTAATGAACTTGGGGACGTCTGTGGTAACTCCACAGTTATGACAATGGTACAGCATCTTGCCATTTTTGTCAAAGATGTACCCACGGGCTTTACGCTCGTTTGTAGCAGAGTCTCCGCAGATTGGGCATGAGAAGTTGTACAGTCCGGATGACTTACGCCTGTAGTTACGCAGTCTGTTTGATACTAATCCGATGTACTTGTGATCTAGCCAGTTCATTCAATACTCCATGAAACCAGTATTATTATACTGTCTGGAGAGCTAGATGTACATGCTTTAATGAAATACTTTGAAGATATTTGTTATGTTAGTCATGATCCAAGTAAGTACCATTCCACCGCCGACTGCCATCCAGATGAACTTTTCAAGTTGATTGATCTTGCTAGTCAACTGCTTGTGGGCTTCTTGAGACTCTTCTCTAAGATTAGAGATCTCTCTAAGAATGTTATTGTCTTGATCTCTCATAGTATCGTACACGTCTTTCAGTTTATTGTCAAGCTCTTCTCTGCGCTTCTCGACAGTTACTTGGATGTCGCCTGTAGTCTTTTCTTGCTTGTTGAGTCTCTCTTCATGAACAGCAAGCATAGACTTGAGCTCGATAGAGACCGTCGTAAGCTTCTCTATAGCTGCTTCTATACGATCACTTACCTGAGCCACGAATATCACTCAGAGTCTTACGTGTGATGATAGTACGAAGCTTCTTCTTTGGCTTCTGTAGAAGTGGATCATAGGTGTCGATTCCGCCAGTTCCAGCTGTAGAACTGGATCCGCCCATAGCGTTTGCGGGAACACCAGATTCTGTCTCGTTTAACTTATCCATTCCTGATCTCTCTTAGAACTCTTACTATGTTCTCGTCCATAGGGATCAAGTCCGTATCTATGAACTCTTCGTCGTTTACATTCAAAATAGTCTTTGGTAATATATTTAATAGTATCAGAAATGGCTTGATGTACTCAAACTGACTCTTCATCTTCAAGTAAAGTATCTTACACGTGTGCTCTGGACCAAAGACGTTGTTGAGAATTGTTAGATGATTTAGAATCAATCTTTCTTTCAACTCACCGTTCTCAACGTATCTAGTTACCAGTTTCTTGATGTACTTGATTCTCTTCAAATCTTCTAGAAACTCGTCAGTACTATGACAGTTTGGATTATCATAATACTTCGCACAATATATCAAGAACACATCTTCATTCAAAGCTTCACTCATCACATCATCTATTTTTAGTGATTACCAGCCTTCCGTCAGCTGTAAGATAACCCGTATCACCTGGATAGAACCAACCGTTACGGAAGTGAACAGCATCCATCTCTGCAAAGTCGAGATAGTTTTCAGCCATAGTTGGCGACTTAATTCGGATATAACCTGCATCAATTTCTACAGTAATACCTTCAAGGGGCTTACCTACGCAGCCGTCAATATCAGCAACTTCTTCAGCTGTACCAGAAGCTATAGTTCCAATTTCAGTGCAACCATAACCAATTTGAAGATCTTTACCGAGCCACTTTTGAACATAAAGTGCATCAGCTCGAGACATAGTTGAGTGACCAGAAATAACCTGCTTAAGATCGGCTGACTTGCCAGTAGCTTCAAATATTCTAGCGACCATTACAAGATAACCTGGAGCTGCGTCGATAGCATCTACTTTTTCATTAGCAAATGTTTCTATAATTTTATCTGGTTTAATTGCAGAAACAATCTTTTTATTTCTTGCTTCAGCCCATGCTTTCCAACGTTGGAATGAAGAAGAACCAATAGCTTTTGCTACGTATACGACTTTACATTCGGTAATATTTTTGCCCTTGCCAACGTCAGTCATATCGACACGAAGCTTCATAATTTCAGGAGAAAGCGCGAGCTGTTTGCCCATACCGCCCGATGTTCCAGATGTTGATACGATAATGTCTGCCATTTTTTATCCTTATGAATTTACATATACATTACAACCGCGACCTTGAAGAGTCGCTACATCAGTAAGACCTTGTGCTGAAGGAATAGCATTTGTGCCATAGTGGAGATAGACGTTACGATTTTGATACAAAGTTGTTCCGTTCGTACCATCTAGAGATACGAGTTTAGCAAGAACAGCGTCTATGGATGACTCATCTAGTGCACAGTTTTGGAAATTAACATCTCCGCCTATTGATTTAATTACAGGTAAAAATGTTCCTACAGTAGTCATACTAGTGCAGTCGTATGCTTCAATACCACCATTGAAAATATTTTCAAGAGCTGGAAGTGATGGGAAAGCAGGCAATGAACTATTGCCATAAAACTGAATCCAATATCCTACAGTAGTTAAATTGGTAAATTCAGGAATACTTGTCATATTATCATTACCATAATACTGAAGATAGCCAGGAACTGTTATAAGAGCTGGCGCTCCTGGACCACTATAATCGTTTTCGTTACAAAAATTATTATAAAATTCAAAAGACCAATCTACACGTTCTAGTGAAGTAAATTCAGGATATGAGTTAAATGAATTTTGATAAATTTGTATCGATGAACCAACTGCTTCTAAAGCAGGAAACGATGGAGCAGCAGTATTTGATAATCCGTTATATTGATTGTTATAATCAATATAAATGTTGCTGGCTATTAACTGAAGACTAGGAAATTCTAAATCTGGTCCATCAGTAAATCCATTGCTGTATATTTCTAATGTACCACCAATAAATGAAAGATTATTTGCTGATACTGTTTGAAGGACGCCGCCAAATCCAGATAGATAAAAACTATCTTGCACAATAGCCAGATCTCCAAAGTCAATACTTTCAAGAGCTAATTCTGATTTGTCAGAAAAATCAAGATAGTCTGTGATACCGCCAATGTTATTGAACGAAATCGACTGTAGAGCGCTGAGATCATAAAACTGGTCGTCAAATCTCTGATCTAACCAATATAGATTTGAACTGTTTGCAAATGTGTTGTTTGTTGTTTGCAGAAGCTTCTTTGGTTCTGCAAATACCCAGTAAGTTGGTTCGCCACCAAATGTTCCAGTATATGTGATGCTTGGCATTGGAAAACCACCAGAGATATAAGGAAGATCAGTCCAAGCTGTGTTACCATTACCAAGTTTCAAACCATTAGTGGTGGTGTCGATTGCAGGTTCGCCCTGAGCGAGGACCGCATTAGCTGTAGCCCAGTTAGCGGCTGTGTCTCTGCGTAATTTAATCTGTGTCATATTAAGCACCGCCTCCGTCTACGGTTATCTCTGCTGTTGGGGTCGTGAACGCGTTGCCGCCGTCTATCTGACCGGTACCAACTATCGATACACCGTTTATCTGATAGTCTCCGCCTTCTGGTAAATTAAATACGGCGTTTACGTTGTAAGTTAATCTTTTGTAAGTGGTACCATCGCTGTGGCCAATAAAAAATATTCTATCTGTTTCTGAAGTAACATACATTTCAGAATAGATTTCTTCGTCACTATTTCCTGTAATGTAAGTTCCAAATTCTGCGTAACCATTGCTATAATTTTGATCTTGATAAACCCAAGAATATGCTTGTGTATGTCCGCCACCCCAAAGATTATTAGCATCAGATGTAGCGGACATCTGAACAAGCCACTGACCACCTATCTGGATAGCGCTATCTGGATTATGAATGAATATTTCAGCGCCAGTATCTTGTGAAATAGTCGTATTATTAAAAGTAATATGACCGGTATTAGCAGTACCGCCACCCGTCACGCTGATCATGCCGTTGGCATCGACGGCGATGCCAGATCCGATCTTGACGACGCCAGTTACTGTATCTGATGCGACCGGAAGCGGAGCGGTAACAGTACCGTTAGCTGCGACTGAGAGACCCGGTCCTATCTTGATGACACCGGGTACAGTGCTGTTAGCTATAGGAAGATAAGTCGTTAAATTGCGTACAGTTATCGTCTGTACGTTAGCACTGGTATTCGGATTAGTGAGTACCAGCACTCTATCGTTAGCGGATACAGTGCTGGTTATTCCTAATTCGGATACTCTCCTCGAGTCAGTCGTCATTTACCAGCTCCTGAAAGAATAGTTCTTATTCTTATTTATCAGGAGTCTGGAAGGATAGTGTCGTCGCTTGCATCGGCTGTAGTAGCAGCTGTACCGTAGGCAGCTGACTGCTTGCCGAGAGAACCCATTGCTACGAGAGTCTCGTACTGAACGCGACCTGCACGACCGCCAGTTCCCTCGCGACGAACGACCCAACCAGCGTGAGCGATGCCGGTACCCTTGTTACCGCCAGATACTACGTAACCCTGAGCAGTTTCGCCCTGAATGGTCGCGCCGCCTGCAGACGTGCTGTCGCCGGATGCTTTAGCAAAGTTGATGTTTGCAGTGCCCGGAGAATCTGAAAGCTTAAATCCGCTGGTATTAGCAAAGCTAATGTAGTATGCGCGTTGATTTACGAGCGTTACTGGTGTTGAAGTTGCATTACCAGCATAAACGACTTTATCATTGACCTGTAGATAAGAGTTTGCCGATGCGTAAGCAACGAATGCGCCAGTTGAAGTATTTGGTGTTACGTCGGTATTACCGTTGAAAACGATAAGACCCGGAGCAGCGATTGCAATAGTTGGATTGGTAATGTAACCAGAACCGCCCGTCTGAATGTTAAGCTGATCGATACGACCGCCTGATGCGTGCGCGTTGACTACACCGGATGTACCGCCGTTAGTGACAGTGATGGTTACAGCTGCATTTGCTAGATAACCTGAACCAGCTTTAGTAATATATGCTTCAGCGATCGGACCGCCGGTAACTGCAGTAGCTTCAGTAGCGTCTACGCCGAATATACCGACTGCCATGTTAGGAATGAACGCGCCGACAGTAGTGTTGCCGAACATGTTCTTATCCACACCAGCGCGTGAGCCGGGAGAAGTGTTGCCGAAGTGAGCGTTAGCGCCGTCGACGCGATTGACCTGATCACCCTTGACGAGAGTGTAAGTGCCGATAGGAGCTCCGTTAGAAGTCTCCTTAGTAGTAGTGCTGTTGGCAGTAACAGACTGATCGTTTCTACCCCATTGTGCCATTAGAATATCCTCCTAGGAAAGCAAATCTTGTCTTTATTTATAGTTTTTCCACGGTCAACATGTCTCGCATGTATTGCGAACGTCTTACCACTCTCTTCGTGATCACTGCTTCGCTGCTCTGAGTAGGCTGCTGAACGTGTTCTGGTTCTGAATCTTGTTCTGACTCTGGTTCTTGTCTCGAAGTCGAGACGAGCGGTGCGGCTTCCATCGGGTTGTAGATGAGAGGCCTCTTACTGGCTACTTCAGCTTCTAGCTTCCTGTTAACGAGCTCGATGAAAGAGATTGGCTCTGCTGGTGGAGTTTCTCTTACCGGTGCCGGCTGTCTCGTGTTGATGCGATTAGCTATTAATGCCATCTTGGCTCTTTCTCTGAGCGGCAGCTGCCTCGCGATCTCTGACCTTCTGCTCGCGATCGCTCTTAGCGCGATCTTTTTCTCGCTGAGCCATCTTGTCTAACTGAATTCTGCGAGCGTCGGCAGCGTGCTGCATTGAGTGCGCAGCGGTCGGCGATCCCTTAGTGCCGGTATGACCAGAAGTCTTCATGCTAACTGGAGTGATCCTAGTCTTGCCTACGCCGGCGATGACTTCGTTGACTGGCTTGGGCGTCTTGATGAATGCTCTTCTGACAGCTCTCTGCAGAGTTGCGTTGGCTACTGGAGTCTTGGAAGGCTTGTTCTGAAGAGCTCTCGCCTTGTTGACCTTGCCGATCAACTTGTCAGAGATCTCCATCACTACTTCTTCTTTGATCTTGCTGTGCGGCATGGGTACAGCAGCGTAGCGAGCGTCCTGCTTGATGATCTTTCTGACGGTAGCCACGCGCTTCTGAGGAGAGTTCTTCTCC